GAATATTTCCGAACTGTGTTAACCTTATCAAACAACTATCAGGTATACCTCTTAGCAAAACAAATGCAGAGGATGTGGACACAAAGGCAGAAGATCACGCATACGATGCACTGCGATATATGCTAATGACAAGGATGACAGGCTATGTGTCGATTCATAAAACGCTTGGTAGTATCAAGAATCAAGTCTACCAAACACACGATCAAACATTTGGATATTAACAGATGGCAGAAGAAATAAAATTAGATGAAAACATAACTATCCGTGATGCCTTTAAAATTACTGGTAGAGATACTAAAACAACTAAAAATCCTAAAACAAGAGTTGAAACAACTAGACCTAATCCTGTGCTTAAAAATTTAGAAAAGGCAGGTATAAGTTTAGACTCTCCTTTTTCTATATTTCAAAATGAAGAAACATCTTTAAAACTTGCCGAAGCTGTAAAAGGAAAAACAGGTAAGGGGGGTGCAAGTAATTTTGTAGAATTAGATGTAGTAGAAAATGCTTTAAGAACTAAATATGAACGCAGAACTAAACAAGCCTTTCCATTTATAAAAGTGTTTGGTGCAGGTGGATTTTTACAAAAATCTCCTGACTTATTAGCTGAATATCCTGAAACATTTAAACAACCAAGACGAGAAGATAAATTTAAAAAAATACCTAAAGGTGAAATTTCTTTAAAAAATATAGCTTTAGGGATATCTGAAATACCTGACGCTGATACTCGTGCTGCAGTAGCTTTTAATGCTCTTGTTCCGTTACGACCATCAGAGATAACCAGTTTAAAAGCAGAGGATATAGACTTTCAAACAGGAGCTATATCTGATGAATGGAAAAGAGTTAACAAAATACGAAATCCAGTCGAGCTTCCTGAAATTGCTTTATCCATACTAAAAAATCAACAGTTAAAAGGTACAGAATATCTTTTTGGAGATGTCGAAGGTCCAGAAATGACTGCGGCTGTTAAAAAACATGTAGCACCTAAGTTTTCAGATTTTGTAACGAGCATGGGAAGAGAGATAAAAGGAGCTAAAGATTTTAGAAAAATAATACCTTCCATAATAGCCACACAATTAGGGCAAGGTAAATTCGTTAGTCAAATAATGGGTCATACAAAGTATGATCAAATTACTGACACCATATCTAAGATGACTCAAGATCGTTATTTGTCTCCAATACTTGACAAAACAGGTCCTACACCTAAAATTGCACTCGTGGCTCTTCAAAATATGTACGGAGAGGTTTTAGAATTAAGTAGTATTAACGAACTTGCAGGTGAGTTTGATCTAGATTTACCAGAGATAACAAGTAAAGGTTCTCCTAAAATAAACGTCATACCAAAAGACGAAGAGATTATATCTAATGTAAGAGTAAAAGGAGAACTTACTGACGAAGATTTAGATTTAATTGATGAAAGAAGAGAAACACGAAGGGCAGTATTAGGTGAACAGAAATCACAAGCAGAGTTAGGGCAAGTACAAGCAGAACTTGAGAAAGAAAAACTTAAACCAGAATTACTTGCATTAAAAAAAGCATCTCTTGAAGAAGATGTCGAGTTTGAAATTGAAAAGGCTGATCTTAAAAAACAAAAAAGAAAAGAAAATAAATTAGCAAAAGAAGCAGAGCAAAGACAACTACGTGATACTGACATGGCAGACAGCAGTAAGTCGTTACAACAAAAATTAGGTAACACAAAGTTGTTTGGTAAAGGATTTTTAAAAGCACTAGGCCCAATAGGTGTCGGAGTTGGAGCAACAATAGCATCTCAGAGAGCAGAAGCAGAAGGAAAGACACCGTTTGAACAAGTTTTTTACACTGCTTCAGAAGTTTTACCAGTTAGTGCGTACGACATAGAAGATCTTGGTAAGTTTGCAGCAAAAGCACGAGATGAGGGAATACCTGAAGCACTCGGACTTGACACGCAAAAGCAACAAGAAATGAACATAAGACGAAAAGAGAGATTAGCTGAACGGTCACGAAACGTATCTTCAGCCAATAAGCAGTCATCACTCGATGATCAAATACAACAACTTTTATCAGGGAGATAAAAATGGCAGAAAATCTTAATCAAGGTGCAGCTTACATCATGGGTTCAGACAAAGTATCAGTTGATGATGCTCAAGGTTCTGACAAGCTATACAGAGAAGGTCTTGAGTTTACAACAGAGACTAATCCAGATGTGTTGACACAGGATATGCCAAAGAAGCAAAGCAAACCTACTGTTGAAGCTTCTTTCAATACAATGGCTGAAGATAGAAACTACTTCTAATTAAGGTATATATCAATGGCTGATAATTTCTTGCAACCACCTGACGATACCATAGCACCAGTAGAAGATCCTCAAGAGGAACTGAAAGGTATAGTTGGCTATGTGAAAGACAAGTTTCAAAGTGCAGAGGATGGCAGATACACTCACGAACAACGTTGGCTTAAAGCTTACAAAAACTTCAGAGGTATCTACGATTCAACTACACAATACAGAGACTCAGAACGTTCACGAGTATTTTTAAGAATAACAAAAACAAAAGTTCTTGCAGCGTTTGGTCAGATAACCGACATTCTTTTTGCAAATAAAAAGTTTCCGATTGTGGTAGAGTCTACACCTGTTCCTGAAGGCATAGCAGAGTTTGCTCACATGCAAACACCGTTAGATCAGGCAGAACAACCTCTAGATCCATATGGATTTCCGGGGGATGGTAGACAAATTCAACCCGGATCTATGGACTTCTTAGGTGGTTTACAAGATAAATACGAAGGAACACCTCTTGCAGAAGGTCCTGCAAAAATAGGTGAACCTCAGATAAGTCCTGCTCAAGAAGCAGCGTTGAACATGGAGAAAGAAATACACGATCAACTCACCGATACAGGTGCAGTGAACGTGTTACGAACAGCTTTGTTTGAACAGATACTTCTTGGAACTGGTGTCGTCAAAGGTCCTATGTTAAAAAATAAACGCATACACAGATGGACTAAGAATGACATGGGTGAAAGAACATACACTCCTAGTGAAGTATTGTGTCCTGAAATAGAAGCAGTATCTTGTTGGGATTTCTTTCCAGATCCATCGGCTGTGAAGTCTGAAGACTGCGAATATGTTATTCAACGACATAGAATGAACAGGCAACAGTTACGTAACTTAGCTAACTATCCTTACTTCAACATAGAAGCAATTGATAACGTGATAGCACTAGGTCCTAACTATGAAGATAAATATTACGAAGATACTATTCGTGATGACGAAACCGAACCAAACTACAATAAAAACAGATATGAAGTATTAGAATACTGGGGTATCATGGATAAATCTTTTATCGATGGTGCAGGTGGTCTTATAGATCAAGACATAAGCAGTATGGATCAACTACAGGTAAACGTTTGGGTGTGTGGTAATGAGGTTATAAGATTTGTTCTTAATCCGTTTACACCTGCAAGAATACCATTTCATGTAGTGCCATATGAAATAAATCCATATCAGATATTTGGAACTGGTGTTCCAGAGAACATGGAAGATGCACAGTTGTTGATGAACGGTCATATGAGAATGGCTATAGATAACTTGGCACTTGCAGGTAATCTTGTATTTGATGTAGATGAAGCAAGCTTAGTACCCGGTCAAAACATGGATATATTCCCCGGTAAGATATTTAGACGACAGTCTGGTGTGACTGGTACAGCAATCAACGGACTAAAGTTTCCAAATACTGCACCTGAAAACATTCAGATGTATCAACTATCACGACAACTTGCAGACGAAGAAACAGGCATACCATCTATAATGCACGGACAAACAGGTGTTAGTGGTACAGGTAGAACAGCTGCAGGACTATCAATGTTAATGGGTGGTGCAAATCTATCCATGAAAACAGTAATAAAAAATATAGATGACTATCTTCTCAAGCCTTTAGGAGAAGCATACTTTCAGTGGAATATGCAATTCAACGACAATTCCCCTGATATCATAGGGGATTTAGAAATCAAACCACGTGGCACTGCAGCAGTTATGCAAAAAGAAGTACGTAGTCAACGTCTTACAGCATTACTACAAACTGCAACTAACCCTATGCTTGCACCTTTTGTTAAGATACCTAATTTAATTAGGGAGTTAGCAATAGCACAAGACATAGATCCTGACAGTCTCGTGAATGATGAGAACCAAGCAAAAGTATTTGCTGAAATATTAAGAGGTCTAAATGAATTACAGCAGACTCAAACCCCTGATCAACAACCCAACAGCATGGCAGGCTCTGGAGGAATGGGTCAAGCACCAACAGACGGTAGTGTTCAGGGGGTTGGTGCAGGCGACATCGGAGTTGGAGCTACGCCAGTTGCAGGGGAAAGCGGCTTTACTGGAAACAATCCTATCCCTCAAGAACAACAAGAGTAATTAATGTCGATACCTCCGTTTAAAGAAACATCTCAAAGATTAGAACCTGAAATAGATCTATTCAAAAGAGCTAAAAGTGCAGAGGAGTTTTTAAGTCTCATCCCACCAGATGCTAGACCTGTTTTTCTACCAGATGGATCAGTGGGTTTTAGAGATTCGTCAGGCAAAACATACGAAGTGCCAACGGCTATATCTAATGAGATGAGAGGTATAAAAAGTAACGTAGGTGATTTACCTAGTCGGCAGTATACAACTACAGGTTCAAGTGGATCACTTACACAAACTGTATCAGATGATACAGGAACTGTTACATCTGCTATTGATAGTGGTTCAGACTTTCTTACTAATGTTGGTGGTAGAGGTGCAACTACTTTTGATTACGATTTAAGTGAAGCTGACTTACTGGAAGCTATTGAGCTTAGAAAATCTGCATATGGTGTTGACAAGATAGAAACAGGCTCACGTGTAAATGCTAGTGGTGACAAAGAGCGAAGTTTTATTGAAAGAGTAGGCGACAGACTTTATGAAGTTTTTGTATCAGGCCCATCACAGACTATTACCGATGTAAGTCCAGTATCAGGAGACGTGGTAGCTACAAAAGTTCCTGCAGTCGGAGGTATATTAGACGCAGCAACTTTGTTTAGTCCTGTTCCGGGTCTAGGTTCTTTAGCAGGTGAAATGGGTGGCAGGTTTATAGCTCGCCAAGACAGAGACGTTGAAGCTGCAGCAGTAGGTATGCAAGGATATTT